TTCTTCTTTGTGTAAAGGGTCTCCAGTTGTTGCATTATCGCCTCCATTTATAACCTCCTCATAGGTTATTCTATTTACCCTTGGATCATGCATTTCTCCAAGAGATTCCCATTTTATATCAGATTTTCCCAATCTGTCAATGATAGCATTTTCTATATCTATGGGACCGTCTAAAGACTCAATAATAAAATCTGTTTTTAATTGATATGCAAATATTTGTACTTTGAATTTTTTCATTTTCTCACCGTTAATAATAAATGGGGCCGTTTTAAGGCGGCCCCATAAATTTTAGTTGTTACGCACCTTCTACGCCAAAGATACCTCTAGGGTCTGATACTCCAAATGAGTATCTTTCTCTAGCTTTGTATCTTACGTTTCCAGTATCGAAATCACCTTCCATTGCAGTTGTCAATGGAGCTCTTGTAAACATTTTCATACCATTTGGTACGTCTGTAATGATGTAGAACGCATCAGTGTCAGTTAAGTAGTTATTGACTCTGTATCCTTGCGGAATCATACCCATAGATACGATTGCGTTGATATCATTATCAGCTGTTCCAGTTCTACCTTGAGACTTCATAAGTCTCTCAGCTGTAAACTGAAGCTCTGAAGGGATAATCATTTTTACCCCTCTCGCTGCAATTCTAAGACCTCTTTCATCAGTCATAGCAGCGATGTCAATCATCGATTGCTCTAATGATGTTTCGTTAAGATCCGCCTGAGTAGTCAAAGTGTTCTTGAAAGAACCTGCTACTGTAGGGTGAGATACGCCGA